AACCAATCGAACAACATCACAAAGATTTAGCAGCGTCATTACAACGATGGTATGAAAGTGCATTTTATTTTATTATCAATAGAATTACAAATACATGGGAATGTGAGAATTTGGTATTAGGTGGTGGATGTGCATATAACGGAACTGCTAATGGAAAAGTTAAAACATTTACATCAATAAAAAATGTATGGATACCATTTGCACCATCAGATAGTGGTTCTGCAATTGGTGCGTGTTTATATCATTATCATCAAACATTCGGTAATCCAAAAGTAAAAGGTGGTGATAATCAATCACCATATTTAGGTGAGGAGTGGAGTAATCCTGAATTACTTAAAGTTATATTACAAAACCATAGAAATAAGGTTGTAATGTTTGATACTCATGAGATATTATGTAAACAAGTTGCAAAACTAATTGAAGAAGGTAATATTGTAGGTTGGTTTCAAGGTAGAACTGAGTTTGGTGCAAGAGCGTTAGGTAATCGTTCAATATTGGCCAATCCACATTTGTCCGACATTAGAGATAGAATTAATAAGGTTGTAAAAAAGAGAGAAATGTTTAGACCATTTGCACCAACGGTTACAATTGAAGATTATCAGAAGTATTTTCTATCAGAAGAAGATGTTCCATATATGAATCAGGTTGTCAAAGTTAAAAAGGATGTAAACATTCCGTCAGTAACGCATGTTGACAATTCTGCAAGGATACAGACACTTAAAAGAGAGGATAACCCACTTTACTATGACTTATTAAAGGAGTTCGAAAAACTAACAGGAACACCCATTCTATTGAATACATCGTTTAACTTAAAAGACCACACAATGACAAATGACCCACAAAAAGCGATTTGGACATTCCTTAATTGTGATATGGATTATTTAGTTTTGGGTAAGTTTTTAATAAGTAAATAATTATTAGTACATAAACATATAAAATGGCAAACGAATTTCAATTATTTGATGGTAAAAATTTATCATCATTATTTAAGGATATATACGACAATCAACAAGTTAAAAAGAAAAACATTTCCGAACTTATTGAATCACTACGAAAACTAATTAAAAATGTAGGAGAAGCAACTGTGATTGCACCTATCATAAAAGATTTGATTGAGGTATCGGTTAAAAACGATGACCATTTAATTAAACTTGCAACGATAGGACAAAGACTTGCAGCTGCAGAAGCTAAAGGTATTGGTGAAGATGGTTGGTTAAGTGAATCGGAAAAAACACAACTATTACAAGATATGGAAGATACTATCAATGCAGTTGAAGAAAAGACAAAAGAAAAAATGGGTGATTTAGAAATAGAAATTGAAGAAATTAAAACTAAATTATAATGACAGATATAAAATCATTTTTAGCTACGGTAGATACAGTATATGGTACAAACGTTCCATTATCGGACAACGATGTTACAGATAATATTAGTGTTTATAATGAAAATACTAATTTTTCTGATAAGGATGTGAGAACATACGGTGCAATAACTTATTTATTTGAAGATACGATTCGTATTGATGATTATGCATATCCATTTGACAAAAATAATTTTACATTTCCCAAAAAAGGAGAAACTGTTATTATTTTGAAGATGTTTGGTAGAAATGAACAAACATTTTATTTACCGTACACAAATACAGCATATCCCAATTATAGAAGAGATTACATTACATTTGAAAGAAGTTCTAAAAAAGAATTGGAATCGGTAGGTAAAGATAAAAGTGGTTCCAATTTAACAAGTACGGTTAATTCGGGTGGTAAAACGGAAACAACAAAAAATAATAAAGAAGATAAAATAGAAGTTAATGAAAAAATTAAATTCTTAAAACCAAACGAAGGTGATACTATTTTAAGTGGTAGAGTTGGAAACACAATAAGATTTTCGGAATTTTTCTTAACGGAAGATGGTAAAACTTCTTCACCTGGTATATTCATTCGTAATAAACAAAACCCAGAATTGGATGAGAAACCAATAGGTGAATTAGTAGTTGAAGATATTAATAATGATGGTACATCGGTATACATCACTTCTGGTAAAATAAAAGTTCCATTCAAAGAAACTATTAAAAAATCCAAAGTAGCCTTTAAGGAGTTTCCTTCATCAGATAAATTAACAGGCAATCAATTATATATAAATTCGGATAGAATTATACTTTCTGCTAAAGCTAGTGAGTTTATCATATTCGCAAAAGGAAATACGGGAATAATCACCGATGGTAGATTTAGTGTAGATGCGGATAAAGAGGTGTATATTCAAAGTAACCAAATAGTTACAATTGAATCTGATAAAAATATAATATTAAATACAAAAGGAACAGGTAACATATATTTGGGCCAAGAAGGAATTGAAGGTGGAGCAGCGGCACCGATTCAACCTATGGTATTGGGTGGAGAATTGATAAAAGTATTTGAAGATTTGATAGATGAGATTACTAAGTCTATATATGCAGGAAGTTGCGGCCCAAGTCAATTGAGTAGTGCAAATATTAGAGCTTTTAATAGTATAAAATCAAATCTAAGAGAAATACTTTCTAGTAGAAACTTTTTAACAAAACGATAATATGTCTTGGATTTTATATCAGACAAATGTTTTATTGGCAATGGCAACTTTTAGATTTGCTGATGACCCAGATGGCATAGCCGAATTCATTACCAAAGAATATGATAGTTGTATCAAACGTGGTGGTGATATAGTCTATGGTGTACCTGTATTAAATGGAAATGTTGTTGGGATGAAAAAAATAATAGCGGATGCGTTCAAAAAAGGATTTGAAAGTGATGGGGATAATTTTAATTTACTTGAAGAAATATACCCTGCAGCGTTTGATGCATATTGGTTAAAAGTAGAAATGGCACCGATTCCAAATCCATTATTAAATCCCGGAGGTTGGCCAAGTACACCACCTGCACCTGGTACAATTGCTAATATAGGTCCTGACCCAATTAGTATGATAACATCGGCTGCCATAAATAAAGCCGAAGTAGAAGTAATGAAAGCTTTAGTTGACGAATTAAAAAAACAAACAATAACAATTCCAGGAATTCCTCCATTGCCCGATATTACCATACCCGTATATGAAACTGTTGAAAAAATATTAAAAAAAGAACCGGTTGATAAAAAAATAAAAAACCACCCTGTAATTAAAGCTGCAAAGGAAATCATATTCAAATTTAATGAAGCTAAAAAGAAAAAACCATCAATAGGTAAACAGATTAAAAAGGCTATTAAATTCCCTTTTCCAAAATTACCAAAAAGAAAAGACTTAATAAAGCAGGCAGAGGATAAAGCAATTGAAGAAGCTACCAAAATAATAGAGGAACAAATAATTAAACCTTTGGAAGAAATAATACTTACTCCAATATATGCTGCTATTGAAACTGCCGTTGCAATTGCGGATAGTATACCAAACCCAAAACCAACAAAAGCACAAATTAAAAAATATGTAAAGGATACGATAGAGGGGTTGGTTCCTGAAATAGATTTACCTGGTATATCTATTCCAAAAATTCCAACAAAACCGGAATTAAAAAAAATGATAAAAGATAAAACTCCCACCAAAGAACAATTAAAAGCTATGGCGTTTGACCTGATAAAGGGGTTGATTCCTAATATTCCTTTAATTTATTTTGTCCCACCTACATTGGTATTTACTCTGCCAACAATTTTATTCTTAAACCCATTTGTGAATTTAGCTAAATTCCATTTAACGGGAGTTAGTGGAACAATGATGGTATTAGCACAATACCCACCACCCGCTCTACCCAATAAAGCTTTAATAAATTGGACAGGTTATAGAGTTATTGGATAAATTATTAAATCAAATATTTATTACTAAACATATACAAAACAATTATTATGAAATCAGAAATTTTATTAACTTTAATTAAAGAAGTTGTTAAAAACGAAGTTAAGTTACAAGTAAAAGAAGAACTTGTTAAACTTATCAAATCTGGTGCAGTTACATTAAACTCACAAAAGAAACCATCTACTCCATCATTGAGAGAGATGACAGAAGTTACTCCTACACCGGTTAAAAGACAACAACCAATTCAACAATCATCAAAACCTCAAAGAGAATTTTCAAAAGACCCAATGATAAATGAGATTTTGAATATGACTCAACCATTCACTTCTGCACAAAGAGTAGAAGGTGGGCAAGGTGGAGGTGGTAGTGTGTTGGATATGATTCAACCACAACAAACAATAGAAGATGATTGGGAAACAATGGATTATAGAAGTATAGATGTACCTCAAAATGTTCCTCAACAAATGGAATCAACAGGAGATGCATTGCAAGATGCTACTATAAAAGCATTGACAAGAGATTATTCGGAATTAGTTAAAAGATTTAAGTAAAAATGGCAAGAGAATTAGGTAGAGTTAATGTTAATGATTTAACTGAGAATGGTTACAAAGTTCTTGGAATTGGAATAAATAGAAGTTCCAATTCTAATGGTATATTTGCAACTAACTACACTACACTTAATCAAGCCAAAGATAATTTGAAAAATTTAATTTTAACAAGGAAGGGTGAAAGATTAATGCAACCTGAATTTGGTTGTGAAATATGGAATGTATTATTTGAACAATTGGATGGTGATAATATAGAAAATAGAATCGAAACAACAATTAACTCTGCGGTTTCAATTTGGTTACCATACTTAAACATTAACGAAATAGTATTTGACTATGATGAAAATGATATTGACAATAATAAAATTTCATTTGATATTAAATTTTCCTTAAAGTCAAATCCAAATATATCAGATTGGGTACAAATAGGCCCTAATAATTAAATAAATAAAAATGGCAATCAAACCTTTGGATAAAAATTGGGGAAGTGATAAAAAGAATGTCAACTATGTTGGTAAAGATTTTTCATCTTTGAAACAAAACCTAATTGAGTTTACTAAAACATATTTTCCGGATACATATTCTGATTTTAATGAAGCATCCCCTGGTATGGTATTCATTGAACAGGCAGCGGCAATTGGAGATGTGCTTTCTTTTTATCAAGATACTCAATTAAAAGAGTCAATGTTAATGTATGTTACAGAAAGGAAAAATGTAATTGCATTGGCACAATCTATGGGATATAAACCAAAAATATCCACACCAGCAGTAACAACACTAACTGTATATCAATTATGCCCATCCGTATTTAAGAATGCCGGTGGTACTTCATTTGAAGTTGATGAAAGATTTTGCTTAAAGATAAAAGATGGTTTAGAAATTAAATCAAATTCAAATAATAATATAACGTTTAGAACGGTAGATGGTGTTGATTTTGCAAACTCTGGAAGTAGAGAAGTAGATGTACATACGAGAGATAGTAATGGTAATCCATTATGGTATTTGCTTACTAAAAAAGTAAAAGCTATATCTGCAAGTGAATCGTCAACTGGTGTTAGTTTCGGACCTGATGAAACGGATTATCCAACTGCAACAATAGACGATGATAATATAATAGAAATTACATCGGTAACATCGGATGGTGGTTCTGTTAAATGGTATGAAGTTCCATATTTGGCACAAGAAAGTATATTTGTAGAACAGGCAAACATAGATGGTGAATTAGAAAATTATTCAAACATAGTACCTTATATTTTAGAAGTACAAAAAGTACCAAGAAGATTTTCAATTAAAGTAAATTCAAATAATACAATTGATTTACAATTTGGAAGTGGAGATACTAGATTAAATGATGAACAAATATTACCAAACACAAAAAATGTAGGATTGGGACTTGCCAATTCGGTTAATAGATTGAATCAAGGAATTGACCCTTCTAATTTCCTAAAAACAAATACATTTGGTATAGCACCGGCAGGTAAAAGTTTAACAATAACATATTTGAAAGGTGGTGGTATAGAATCCAACATTAATACAGGTGATTTAACTAAAATTTCTAAAATAGAATTTGAAGAAGATTTATTATCTATACCAGACAACTTGTTATCAGCATACAATGAAACAAAAAACTCAGTTGCAGCTGAAAATTTAGAACCAGCAATGGGTGGCAGAGGTGCAGAATCGATTGAAGAAATTAGACAAAATGCATTGGCAACATTTGGTTCTCAAAATAGAGCAGTAACCAAACAAGATTATATAGTAAGAGCATTGAGTATGCCAGAACGATATGGTAGTGTTGCAAAAGTATATGTTTCTCCTGATGGTGAAATTGACAACAATAGTCCTTCATCTATTTTAGCAAGTCCTCAAAACATTGCAGAATTTACAAATGTAGTAGAAGGATTAAAAGATAAGTCAAAACAAGACATACAAAAAGAATTGGTTAAATACCTTACTCAAAAGAATACAAGTATTGGAGAAGTAAACAATCCATTCGCAATCAATATGTATGTTTTGGGATATAATGGTGATAATAAATTAACAAATCTAAATCAAGCGGTTAAACAAAATCTTAAAACCTACTTGGGTGAATATAGAATGATGACCGATGCCGTAAACATAATTGATGGATTTGTTGTAAACATTGGAGTTGATTTTGAAATAGCTTGTTATCAAAACTATAATAAAAGAGAAGTTCTTGCAAATTGTTTAGTAGAATTACAAGATTATTTTAATATAGATAATTGGACATTTAATAAACCAATTAATATTTCAGAAATAGAATTGATACTTGCAAATGTAGAAGGAGTTATGAGTGTACCATCCGTTAAAATCACAAACCTATGTGGTGGTGACGGTAATTATTCACCAAACAAATATAATATAGATGAAGCAACTAAAGGTAAAATGGTTTATCCATCCTTAGACCCATGTATATTTGAAGTTAAATATCCTAACAAAGACATAAAAGGGAGGGCAATATAATGCATAAATTTTTTACATCGTCATTCGACGCAAGTATATATCTTCAACAACCTGAACAAAATGCGGGTAGAGATGAGATATTAGAAGTGGGCAAACTTTATTATGGTTCTACTATGGATATAGCTAGAACTTTAATTAAATTCGATACAACACAAATATCGGCATCCTTAAAAGAAAATAATTTGGGTTCAACACAGGTAGAAATGTCTAATAGACCCTGGAAAATATACTTAAACTTAAAGTCTGCAAATTCCGAAGAGATTCCATTAAACTATACATTATATGCATCGGCATTATCATCAAGTTGGTCAATGGGAACTGGTACTAAATTTGATAATATAACATCAGATGGAGTAAGTTGGAAATATAGAAATGGTTCAACTACAACTAAATGGGTAGATTATGATACTACGGCCGGTACTGCCGTTTATGTTCAAGAAGGATTTGGTTTAAGAGCAACAACGGGTTCTGCAAATGCAGAAGGTGGTGTTTGGTATTTAAGTGGTTCTGCATCACAATCATTTAGTAATGAACCCGATGATGTAAGAATGGATATTACTGAACTTGTTTCAAAAGTTTGGTTTGGTGTTGGTAATTCAAGTTGGGCATTGGCGAATAATGGATTAATTTTACATCATCATATATCCGCATCTTTGGATGAACAAGATTATGGTGTATTAAAATTCTTTTCAAAAGAAACAAATACAATATATGAACCTAAATTAGAATTAGTTTGGGACGATAGTTTATTTACAACAGGTTCTTTATCGGCAATTACAGGGTCAAACTCATCCGATGCATTGGAAAATACGAAGATTACCATTACCGACTTGAAGGGTTCATATACTCAAAATAGTAAAACAAAAATAAGAGTAAAGGGTAGAGAATTATATCCTAAAAAATCATTTGATAGAACATTTTCATACGATACCGGTTCATATTTACCAACATCATCTTATTATCAAATTAAAGATTATATAACCAATGAAACAATAGTTCCATTTGGAGAATATTCTAAATTAAGTTGTGATAGTAAATCTAATTATTTTTATTTAGATACATCATCATATCCAACCGATAGAAGTTATAAATTGGAATTAAAAATAGTCAAAGATGGTATAACCAAACTTATTGATGAAAAATTAATATTTGAAATAAATAAATAATGGGATTAACATCTTTAGAAGCAATATCAGAAAAACTAAATGAATCAAAAAATTTAGAATTAGAATCCATATTAAGGGTATCTGGCTCATCTGCCGTTACTAAAAATGAATATGGTATTACAATTGTTGATGCGGGAAACGCAGCATCTTCTTTGATATTTAAGAATTTATCTAAACCAAAATATGATGATGTAGAATTGGCAAAAGCAATTGACATAAATGTCATTGAATTGAAACCAAATATTCCAGAACCAAATTTGAATTTAGTTCCAAAACCATTATACGATACACAAATTGAATTGGTTGTAGATTTAAGAAAAAGGGTAGAAGCTTTAACAATAACAGTTGATGACCAAAAAACACAAATAACCGATTTAACTGCACAAGTTCAAACTGAAATAAATAATAGATTAAGTATTGAGCAAATCAACGATGCGTTGGCAAATCAAATAGATACATTAACAAGTACAATAACCGATTTTTCAAGTCAAATTGCAACTTCATTACAAAAATCAGTTGATGAAAGTATTTTAAGAGCATCACTACAATCTCAAAATGCAGGCTTTAAGGCACAGATTGAAGCATTGATTCAACAAATAAATTCATTAAACTCAATCATTGAAGGTTTACAAGCTCAATTGGGTGCAGTAAGACAACAAAAGGAAATAGAGCAAGAAACTAAAGGTCAAGGTGGGGATGGTATAAACAAAGTGGTTAGTGCAAACTTCGAGAAGAAAGGAACTCCTAGTGACGCAATTATGTCTTATAAGATTAAGAATGCAAGAGATAAAGCCCGTGAGTGGTTATTTGGAGAAAATTTAACTCTTGTAAATAATGATTTAGAACCCGTACAGGTATCAATCGTTGCAGTATGGGACCAGAATCAAAGATGGTTTAGTATACCGAAATCTAATTTTCAAATTTCTCCTGGTGCAACTGAAAGAATAAAATTCATAGACACACCGAATGGTATAAGTTATGGTAAGAGAGACCATACGGTATTTTATGAGGGCAGTCTTACCATTACGATTACAAGAAAAGATGGTACATCGGAAACCAAATCATTCAAAACCAACTTAAAGGTAGCACACCCTAAATCATACTAATAAACTATGTCAATTAAAAAATATACAAATATTGAGGGGATAAATAATAAAACCGACAATGAAGGACAATATCTTCAATCGGATGATTTATTTATTGTTACTAAAAAAGAAATAGAAACTACTGAATTTGGTAGTTCTAAATACGATATAATGGAAGTGTCGGTTTATGATGTTAATAATACACTATTACCACAAAAATCTGGTAACAATGTTGCATACATTAAGACCAGTGATATTAAAAATTACATGTATCAAATCACCAACAAAGCTGGTCAGAAAGAACTTGCAATTAATATTGAAAAATTATTAAATGAATTGGGATTTGTAAATGGTGTATTAAAGGTAAATATAAACTTTATAAGATATAAGATTGGTTCTGAAAATGAGTTAGAAAGAGTTTGGATTGAGGAAGTTTCTCCATCAAGAGAAGAAATTAGAATCATTCCATTAAAAACAAAATTTACAAATATAAATTCAAAAACAAATCAGCAATTAGTAAATTTACAAGCTCAAAATAAAGATTTTAAGTATTATAAGAGTTCGATATTAGATTCACTTGATTCTTTTGAAAATACATTTTTAGAAAAAATTGATGCATCCCTAGAAACAAAATATGGTAAAGATTTTTTTAGTGTAATTAAAAAGGATTTTGGTTTGAGTAGTTTTGCAAAAACAAGAACAAAAATATTTACGGATTTCAAAACATCCGTTGAATATTATTTAACAAACAAATATTATGACGTTACTGATTCTCGATTTGGAAAAAATTCGGATATAAGATTTGAAGATGATGATGTTTATGATTTTAATTTAATGTTAGTAGAGATGGACACTATATTAAATAATTGTGTAAGTTCAAATTTACAATTCTTAAAAAGAAGAGAATTAGATTTGAAAGTATTACCTAAAGAATTTTCAATTACCGAATTACAAAAGGAAATTAAAAATAATTTAGATTCATTCAACACATATTCGGAAACAAAAAGAAATGTTTATTCTCCGGATGGTACAATCACCACATTTAACGATATAAATACAGGATTCACAGAACCAACATATCCTGAAAAAGGAACACTAATTAAAACACTATGTAAGGGATATGATAGATATGGTGTATATGCAAATGGTAGTGGTGGTACATATGAGGAATTAATTGAAGCAAATTCTACAATATGTGGATATACTCCACCGCCTCCACCGGATGAAGGTGGTGGTGGAACTGGTGGCGGAGGTGGCGGTGGCGGAACCGGTGGTGGAGGAGGAAGAGGTGAAGGTGGAGGTACCGGTGGAGGTAGAGAACAAATAGAAGCTGAAAATTATAGAACGGAATTTACATAATATAAGATATTTATAAAAAAAGAATAAATGTCAATAAGATACAATAGACAATACAAAATGTTAGCATCACCTGCAGACGAAGACGCCATTTTTTTGAATGATGGTGAAACGACTGGTGGTGGAGGTGGTGGAGGTGGTGCACCCATTGACCCTCCTCCTGTTTATACAGACCCACCATATACTAACGACCCTCCTGTTGAAACAAATCCAACTCCACAAAATCCTGCACCCGATGATGCAGTTTTACCCGTAGACCCATTGATAAATTATGAAATAGCAGCAAGTTCAAATTTAGAAAATGAAATAGGTGATAAGATAAAGATAAAATTTGAAATACGTTATACTGGTGGTGAAATTGTGGATAGTGGTGATTTATTAGTATCTGATAAAAATACGGATAATAAATCAACACAAAAATCTAATTTATTAAACGGAACATTAAATTTATATTTAGAGGATACGTCTCCTGAAAATTATAGTATAACTAAAATATACTATACAAATAAATTAATTGCAGGAAACAATCCAACCGATTATACCAAATGGAGTACCGGAGACACTTTTATTGGAATCAATGCAAAAGAGTTATTGACTGGTGGTGTGGCGGTTGCAGTAATAGTGGAAAAGGTAATAAATTATCCAAAACCAACTATAACATTAGACGATACAATCTACACAAAGCAAATTAAAGATTCTGACGCCGATGGTATTGTTAATATTAAATTTTCTCAAAAAGATTGTGATTTTGTAGATTTTTATATTGCAAGTGACAAAAAAATTAGAGTAGAAGCTTCTAAAGAAAATGTTGAATTATCTTTTAAGAATGACTTTGGTGGAATTTATGGTAATAAAAAAGTAATAATAGTTCCAGGAGGAGATTTATATGGCACAGGTGATAAGAAAGAAATTACTATCAATTTTGTATCAATTAACGATTTTCCATCCATTACTGAAATAGAATTTGTTGATACTATCGACATTCCATCCTTTTCGGATTTTAATATAGACTATAATGTAAAATATACAACATTTGCAGCCACAACGGTAGATATTTGGTTAAAACAAAAAGATGGAAGCAAAGTAGGATTGGCAAGTAACCTACCAGCAACGGGTACAATAACAATAAATCTTAAAACATTAAGAGAAAAATATCCTAATTGGGTTGGGAGTGATGATGTAACTCTAATATTAAAACCATATAATAATGGTGGTGAAGCTGCATTAGACGGAAATGAATATGAAATTAAAACGTCATTATTATATCCACTATTACAATTGGATGAAACGATTATTAAAAAATCGATATTTGACGCATTTAAGGAAAAATTGTCATTTAGTGAACCCGATAAGGAAAGTAAACATTTAACACATCTTGCAAATTTCGGTAACGATGAACAAATATTAATTTCATCTTGGGAAACCGACAAATGGTCGTTATCTAAAAAATCTAAAGATGAATTAGGAAATGAAATAGTAAAACCGGAAGATGAGGTTAATTCTTTAATATTAAAATTATATAGTCCTTTACCGGCAAATATACAAAAAAATTCAACATTTTGGATTACAAAATTAATGAGTAATCCACTTATTGAAACTGTAATATTAACTCAACAAAGTGATATAAGTTGTCCTCCAATAAAAGGGCCGAATTTTAATATTGATATAGATTTTGTACAAGGAAGTTCAACTGGATATGAGTCATTAGATAATATATTATTAAATAATGATGTAACAAGTTCTTCAAATTTAATTACAACCTATCTTAGTTCATCATTAAGTAATACCGATGAATTAAATATAGACTATGTAAGTGGTTCAACTTACTTATGGAATAATTTTGTACATTTCAGTTCAGCAAAAGAAAGAGTAGATAATTTTGTATATA